ACGTAGCGCTTGCCCGCGGGGTCGACAAAGTTCCATTCGGAACGCTCGGCGCGGTTCGACGCACGTTTCTCCAGGTTCTGGGTCGGCAAAGGAATACCCAGCTCCTTAAAGACCTGTTTGGTGGCGGGCGGGGGTTCGACGCCCACCTCCTTGTACCGCCGAGCGACCGTTGCCGCGTTCTTGGCTGTCAGTTTCAGGTAGCCCACTTGGACAGGGTACGGGAGTTCGCGCCGGCGCTCCATCTTGGCCCACATGTACAGACGGGGCTTGTTGTTCTGTCCCGGGCGCACGTAGTAGCCGAGAGGCGGGGTCGTGGTCCACGAGGCGACCAGGGGGTACCTGTTCGCGGCTCGGGCGCGCGCAGCCGCTCCCGCGTTCTTACGCGGCTTCAGAAGCATGGCTCGCCCACCCTGAAACACGGCACGATCCAACATGAAAAGGTACTGTGTGAACAGTTCCCGTGGAAAGTCCAAGTCCTTCGGAGTCTTTATCCCTGTAAAGAGGACGGTTCCATTCTCGAAAATCTGATACGTCCATTTGGGTTTGTTCAATTTCACGATGACCGCCTTGACACCAAACTCGGACTTGTATTGGGCTGTCGCACCAGGAATCGTATTGAACTCTGCCTCGACCTTTTCCATGTTAAAACGTCGATTGACGTTGAACATACCGTCAATCTTTTTGTAGATTGGAGGGGCCTTCATGAGAATTTTCGGGGCCCACCCGCTTTTGACGATGGCCAAGAGAGCCTGCTCGTAGTTTCCTTTGCCGAGCACGTCAAAGCCTTTATCCGTCAGGATGATGGTGACGGCGCGGTACTTGGCGACGAGTTTCTTGACACCCCCAACTCCCCCGAGCCACCGGTGTTCCTTGGCGTCCCAACGTACGACAGGTGCCGTGCCTGACCCCGTGTATCCCATAATCTCCGAAAACCCTTTGGGTTCGGACTCGAACACGCGGGCCCATAAGATCGGCAATTTGAAGGAGACTATCTGGGCGGTCAGTACGGCTTTTGACACCTTATAGGCCCCTTGATTGTTTGTAAAAATAAGCTTCCGCCGGAAAGCCTCTTGGATCTTTCTGGCGGCCGCGTTGATGCTCATAACTGATATTTAGGTACATTTTAATTTTCAGCAAAGTCAAGTCCGAAGATGAAAGGCTGAGCCGAGTACGAGTTTCCGTTCCAAATACGGGACTCGGTCCGGACCTCGATTTCGCGCGAACTGAAAGGTCCTGCGTAAAAGTCCTGGTTGAACTTGAACGTACCGAGCATATTCTCTTTGCAGTGCTGGTTGAACCGCTCCACGAAGATACGCTGAGGCACACACAGGTCCTTGCCGAACCGCACCTTTTCCGAGCACAACAGGTGCTGGAGCGAGTTTGTGACTGTCGCAATCTGGTTCTGGACCTGCTTGAAATAGGCCGGAAGCACGTTCCAGATATCCTTGTCTGCGTACTTGTTCGCGTAGTCCAGGTAGGCCCGGAGACACTTGCACAGGATGGCAGGCATCTCGAGCTCGAGCTTATCGTCCAAGTGCGGGTCGGCCACTTCCGGGGCAATCTGGCGGCCAAAGTTGACCGTGGCCAAACGACGCAGAATAGACCCGGAGTTATCCTTCCAGTTGGGCACCTCGTTCCCGCCCAAGATGCCTGGCGTCTTCCACTGCACGCTCACGGCCGTCTCGCACTTGCGCGCCACGGAGACGTCCTCCCCGGACACGAGGGACTGAAACTCCGCCTGCTCGAGCTGTAAATCACCCTTAATCTCCGGGCTAATAAACATGAAACCCTTGTAAATGCTTTGGAGACCAAACTTCTTCTCGATGTTGTTGGAAAGGGTCGCCACGTCCTCACACTCGTAAAACTTACGGGCCACCTTGGTGATCAGGGTTGACTTACCGGACTGTGCGATACCCTTGAGGAAGGGGATGATTTGCCACCCGTCCAGCTCGTTGACGTCATAGCACAGACGGCCCATGAAGACGTAAATCCAGTGACACACGGACTCGTCGAACCGCTGGTAATCCAGAACCTTCTGGAAGTTGGGTGTTTCAATCCGGTACCAATCCTCAACCTCGTGGTGGGGGTCAAAGGGCAAGTCAAAGTACTTGCACGATACGAGCTCCGGGTCCAACTCGTGAAACTCCTTAGAGGTGTACTCGTAAAACGTAAACTGACGAGCGCCCGTATCGGGGTCCCGGTTCTCATCGATGGGCCGCGCATCAAGCAGGCCATTCTCAAAGGACCAGACGTGACGGTCCTTTTTGATTTCAGAAAACTGAATATCCTTACAATTTGTCAGGTGCCGAATAACGTCGTTGGCCATACCGCCTCGGTTGGTCAGATTCATCCACATCTCGGCGTTATCCTCCTTCTGGGTCTCGTCATACACAAAGTCCTTGATCTCCTTGATGGGCTTCCAGGCTCGCGTGTTTCGAATCTCCTTACAACACTGGTCGCGATACCGCCTGTACCCGTTCTTGTACGCTTGCTTGAGCAAGTAAATGAGGAGCGTCTGGTACGGACTGGTGGCTTCGCCCAAGTCAAAGTCCACGTCAGGGTTCTCAACCAGGGGCTGGTTGAACATCTTGTACTCGGTATCATTCTCGATAAACTTGTTCACGACCGTCTTGTAACACTCGCGGAACCGCTTGATACGCCGCTCATAACTCATCTTGTCTCCGTTTAGGTCTTCCGTCTCGGACTTGGTAATTTCCAAAAGCTCGGCACGGGCAAGCATGTAGCCACAAATGTTGACTGTTATGCGCTTCTTCTCGAGCATACGCTCGAGATCCTCTTTGTTAATATCAATCGGGAGGCCGTACTCGTCCCGCCTGGGACTGGCCGGAAGCCACTTGTCCGCCAACTTGGAGTAAATCTCTTGGCGTCGATCTGTATTTTGCAAATTTAGAAACAAATTTCGCTCACAATCGTTCAGCTTGTTGTTTAGGTCATCAGCAGTCCACGAGTTGATTTCCTTCTGATAGACACTTCCATCTGGAACGGGAGCCGCCTTCTTTTGTGTGGACGCCTTAGACATTGATAGAATAGCGCGAGACTTTTTTAACTGCCCTCTCCCCTCTAGGCATCTGCCAGGACTGGAGCAGGCGCTGGAACCATCTTGTTCAGGGCCGCAGCAATCTTAACCATGAGCTTATTGTGCATCTCCAAGTTCAAAGCAATCTTCTCGGCAGCATCCTTGAGGCTCACCAGGGCGGTCGCGATGGTCTCACCCTCCTCGGTGGCAAGCAGACTGCCGAGCGCCTCGAACATATCGACACCCTCCTCAAAGTCCATCTCCTCGTCCTCATCCTCCTCATCCTCCTCGGGCTCGGGCTGCTGAACAATCTTAGGTGGGGGTGCACGTGGGCGAGACATTTTGTACTATTCTTGTAGGAAAAAGGTCTTGAATATTTTCGCAGCTGATATTAAAATGCCTGGTGGCGCTCTTATGCAACTTGTGGCCTACGGCGCGCAGGACGTGTACCTGACCGGTGATCCCAAGGTGACCTTTTTCCAGACGGCATACAAGCGTCACACCAATTTTGCTATGGAAACCGTTCAACAGACGGTGGCCGGAAACGTCGGCCCGGGCGGTCTGGCCTCTGTGACTCTGGCTCGCTCAGGCGACCTGGTCGGTGATATGTTTGTGGTCCTTCAGCCAACTCCAACAAACACTTCAAACTTGACCACGAATAACAGCGTAGCCGATATGGCCTGGGTTGCTGAGCGTGCTTTTACGTCCATCGAGCTTTTCATTGGTGGCCAGTCTATCGATAAGCACTACCAGACCTGGTTCCGTCTGTACGCTGAGGTGTTCCTGAACGATACCAAGAAGCAGAACTACGGCAAGCTGACCTCGTGCCCATCCCCAACAAACTCCATCACGTCTCCGAGCTACGTGTACCTGCCCCTGATGTTTTGGTTCAACCGGAACCCAGGTCTCTTCCTGCCTCTGGTGGCTCTTCAGTACCACGAGGTCCGTATCGACTTTACCATCACTCCTCAGTACGCCAGCTATTTCGGAAACAATCCATTCGCTGTGTGGGCCAACTACGTGTACCTGGACACGGAGGAGCGTGATAAAGTGGCCAAGAAACCCGCTGAGTACTTGATCGAGCAGGTCCAGCACGTGAATGCCGACCCGGTCGGCTCGACCAACGAGAACACTCCGAGTATTATTCGCATGCAGTACAATCACCCAGTCAAAGAACTCGTGTGGTGTTACCAGAACCCTGCGCCATCCACCAACCCGAACGCTATGTGGAATTTCTGCTCGAACGTGTCGAACGTCAATGTGACTGTTGATCCTTCGAAGCTGGCCGGGTCTCTGGCCCCATTCTCTCCGGCCCACGTGGGTGCTCCAGCCCTGTTCGTTCCGGCGCCCTTTGCGACGCCCCTGTACGTGACTGCTGCGAGTAACGTGACGACCGGAAACACCATTTCGGTCCAGTCCAACGTCCTTTCGGGTAACGTCTTCTGGGTCGAGTCTGGTATTCCCATCGTTTCAAGCAACGCCGCATATGGTCAGGAGGTGGGTCCTCTGCACCAGGCCAAGATTATCCTCAACGGCACGGACCGGTTTGTGCCCCAGTACGGCAAGTACTTTAACCAGTACCAGCCTTACGTGTACCACTCGGGTGTTCCGTACCCGGGCATCTACATGTACTCGTTCGCTCTCAAGCCCGAGGAGCTGCAGCCAAGCGGCACATGCAACTTTAGCCGTATCGATATGGCCCAAATTGCCGTGAATCTGAAGACGGGTATGCCCCCACTGAATCAGCGTATGTTTGCGGTCAACTACAATATCCTTCGTGTTCAATCTGGCCTCGGCGGTCTTGCGTTCGCGAACTAAACGTGATTTTCGAATCAAAATTTTTTTCTTGGGAACTAGTACCAAGCGATCATGGCAGGAGGACTTATGCAACTCGTTGCGTACGGCGCGCAGGACGTGTACCTGACGGGCCAGCCCAAGGTGACTTTCTTCCAGGCTGTGTACAAGCGCCACACTAACTTTGCGATGGAGAACATCCAGCAGACGGTGAACGGTACCCCATCCAACGGTGGCCGTGTGTCCGTGACCATCGCCCGCAACGGTGACCTGGTCGGCGACATGTACATCCGCCTGCAGCCCACCCAGCTGAACAGCTCCAACTTGACCTCGACCAACACCAACATCGACATGTGCTGGGTTGCCGAGCGCTCCGTGGTTGACATTGAGCTGACCATCGGTGGCCAGCGCATTGACAAGCACTACCAGACCTGGTGGCGCCTGTACGCCGAGCTGTTCCTCTCCGAGTCCGAGAAGATCAACTACGGCAAGATGACCTCTTCCAGCTCCGCTTTCTACGACACCGTGAACCCCAACAGCGTGTACCTGCCCCTGCTGTTCTTCTTCAACCGCAACCCCGGCCTGTACCTGCCCCTGATTGCCCTGCAGTACCACGAGGTGCGTCTGGACTTCGACCTGACCAGCTACTTCACCCTGTACTTCGGCACCAGCGCCGTCTTCGAGGTCTGGGCCAACTACGTGTACCTGGACACTGAGGAGCGCCGCCGCTTCGCCCAGAAGGGCCACGAGTACCTGATCGAGCAGGTGCAGCACACCGGCGGTGACAGCATCACCGCCACGGCCGGCGGTCTGTCCAGCAGCCCCCAGGGCGCCCAGACCATCCGTCTGTCCTTCAACCACCCAGTGAAGGAGCTCATCTGGTGCTACACCAACACCAGCGCGACCGCTTACAACAGCATGTGGAACTTCTCCACCAGCGCTGCTAACGTCAACGTGACGTGCTCCGCCTCCGGTGCTCTGTCCCTGGGTTCTCTGCCCCACGCCATCGGCTGCCCCCGCATCTACTCCAACGTGACCGTGACCGCCGCCGGCTCTGCCCTGTCTGCTAACGTGTCTGGTGCCACCTTTGGCTGGATCGAGGAGGGCTCGTCCAACGCCGCGACCGCCACGAGCAGCGTGCAGTACGAGGTCGGCCCCCTGTACAACTTCAAGCTGGTGCTCAACGGCCAGGACCGTTTCAAGGAGCAGCAGGGCAAGTACTTCAACCAGTACCAGCCATACGTGTACCACAGCGGTGTGCCATACCCAGGCATCTACTGCTACAGCTTCGCGCTGCAGCCAGAGGAGCACCAGCCAACTGGCACCTGCAACTTCTCTCGCATTGATAACGCCCAGGTGGCTATCAACATGAAGGGTAACTACACCACCCCTCTGCAGAAGATGTTCGCCATTAACTACAACATCCTGCGCATCCAGTCTGGCATGGGCGGTCTTGCGTTCAGCAACTAGACGGACGGTCGGACAAAACACCTCGTGTTTTGGACCCCGGACTCAAAAATCAAAAAAAAACGGGCCTCGGCCCCAAGAGTGTATCCACACTCCTGGAGTCGAAACGAAATTTTAGCGCGAAATTACTTGCCACTTGGCCGAATCGGCCGAAAACTCTTCTTCAATGATGGACATACACTTTTCAGGATTGAAATGTGGGGAACAACAAAATACGTCCAAGTAAATCCTGTTCAGTTCCGGGTACGTGTGCGCACTGAAGTGGCTCTCAGCCAGGACCAGAACACCCGTCGCCCCGTGAGGCTCAAATTGGTGAAAAGCTCGACTTACGACTGTAAATCCGCACTTTTCAGCGATTCGATTCATAATTCCCTCGAGATGATCAACACACGAGACCCAAATGCCATCGATGTGACCCACCAGGTGCTTCATTAGCCATCTAAGGATGGCTGATTTTATATGCAATTAGACCGAGGGCGAACACAATGTACAAAAGACCGAAGAACCGCTGACCCAGTCGGTTCTGACCCTTGCTACTCGCCTCGACAAAGTTGCTGACGCCCAGGGCAGCCAAAATGAGAACCAACAGGACCATGAAAGCGAGATCCGACTTAGAGTCAGCCATTTATATATTATTACAAAATAAATGGACTCTCTGTCGGGCCCTGAGCTTGTCAAGTACATTCAGAAGATGAATCCCGAGGCGAGTATTGAAGAGGTTCTGGAAAAGACACGGGCTGTGGCTCTTCAACGAATTTTCGTTCAAATTCAGGTGATTGAGTACGGGTCACCCATGCACCTTCTGGATGACCTGTGTCGCATGAATCTGTCACTCGAGGACGTACGGACACTCATGGAGATGTACGGTGGGAAAGCAAAGCTTCTGAGTGAATCACGGTCCTTTGAGACTATTTACGAATTCATGTCTAATAAGAAGACCCAGAGTTGCTGGTGCTGGAGAGGCTAACCTCAGTATACCAAAAGTACAAGAAATACAGGCCGGTGACCATTAGGAATGTCGCCCTGATAACCTCGGAGGACACTTGGCGCTTGTCATTATCAAAGAAAGACTGGAGACCGATGAGGATCATGGTCAAAGCGACTACGAGAATCAGAGTGTCGTAGAGTGCCATATTTAATAAGAGCGCGGATAAAAAATAGAAAACTAGTCTGTGCAAAGGTCAGATGGCTTTTTCATACATTGACCCATCACAGGCTATGCTCGAGGCGACGCTCGAGGCTCTGAGTGGGTTTGCACCTATTGCCCGTCAGCCGCGAGCCCCTGATGTTCCAACCATCCAGTGTGAACTCGACGAGTCCTGGAAAGACTTCGAAAAGGAACTTGGGGTTTTCAAACGTAAATTCGCCAGGGAGAAGCGTGACCTCGGCATCAAGCTGAGCGAACTCGAGGAGCTCCAAAAGAGTGCACAAATTTCCAAACTGATTATAGAATCAGTGCCCTCTGAAGACTTAAAGGCCAGACTCGTATCAGTTGTAGACAACTACGAGTCCGAATCGGGCATCGTCGCCCTGACTCAACAATGTGGGGAACTCAAGGGGAAGGTTGAAGCGATGGAGACTGTGCTGCAGAACACCGAGGCTGAAAGGTACGCCAAGTTTTTGTGTTTTATTTGCCAAGACCGGCTTATTGACCTATTTATTGACCCATGTGGCCACACGGTCTGTGCAACGTGCTGGACGAGTACTCGAATGAAGCGCACGTGTCCCGGGTGTCGCACGGACATTCAGGGTGTGAAGAAGATTTTTAATATGTAGGAGGAAAACGGAGTTTTCCGACCCGGACCTGGGTAAGTCGTTAAACTGCCCGCCCGACCTTAGCTCAGTTGGTAGAGCGTGGGACTGTAGTTGTTATGAGAGATCCTACGGTCACGTGTTCGAATCACGTAGGTCGGACCCTGCTCCTGTAGCTCAGTCGGTAGAGCGTCAGACTGTTAGAGGTGAATCTTTCGTTCACCTCGCCGTCATCTGAATGTCAACAGTTCAATCCTGTTCGGGAGCGCGTAGCAATTTAAAACCTAAATTGTTAGTTCCTCGTAATGGAGGAGTATATAAACCAGCCCATGTTCACCTATCTCGGTAACAAACGCAAGTTACTGGACTTTATAGAGGAACAAGTTCTGGTCGTGAAAAAGAAACTCAAAAAGGACAAGCTCGTTATGATGGATGGGTTCTCGGGGAGCGGCGTGGTTGCCCGTATGCTTTCCACGCACGCCTCGGAGCTCCATACAAACGATCTCGAGACGTATGCTGATGTGTCGTGTAACTGCTATGTCAAACAACCCACGGAGGCTCAGAAGGCTAAGATTGCGAAGCACATCGAAAAGATGAATGAATTGGCCGATAAAGGCCCTTACGTCGAAGGTATCATCACCAAGTACTACGCGCCGGCCAACACGGAGAGTCCCAAGGAGGGCGAGGTCTGTTTTTTCACGCGCGAAAATGCCAAGAGAATCGATACCATGCGCAACTATATCGAGAAAAAGGTCGAGAATGAGTTGACGGATTGGTGTCTTGCACCCCTCGTGGTTCAGTGTAGCATCATATGCAACTCCATGGGTCACACTATGGCCTTTTTCAAGGATAAAAACAACGTAGGAACTTTCCACAAGACGGAGAGTCACTGGAACCGTATTTCCCAACCCATCAAGATTGAGTGTCCCGTATGGTCCCCGGAAGCCTGTAAGGTGACGTGTCACAACCAATCGACCAACGACCTCATAAAGAAACTCAAAGGGCCCTTTGACCTCATATACTATGACCCTCCGTATAACCAACACGAGTACTCACACATGTACTTTCTTTTGAACGTCATAATTACAAACAAAAAAGCGAAAGCCTGGACAGAGGTGACACATATGCCCGACAGGGAAGAGCGGAACCAGTCTGACTTTAACAAGGAGGACCTTGCACTCAAAGCGATGACTGAACTCCTGGAAGACTCACTCAAGATTTCCAAGTATGTCCTGGTCTCGTACAACGACGAAGGTATCATAAGCGCTCAAAAATGGAAAAAGATGCTCGAGCCCTATGACTTTGTTAAAATTAAAAAGAAGTACAAGCGGTTCACAGACGCCAACGGGTCTGGAGGTCAGGTTTAC